CGGCCGCTATATCTGGTCACCTTCGGCAAGCGGCGAGACGGCCACTATTCTCGGTTATCCGGTCACGGAAATTGAGAACATGCCGGACATTGGAGACGGTGAACCGGCCATTGCGTTTGGTGATTTCCGGCGCGGTTATCTGATCACAGACCGCCAGGGCGCCCGCGTTCTGCGCGATCCGTTTTCTCTAAAACCATATGTCCTGTTCTACACGACGAAACGCGTCGGCGGAGGCGTACAGAACTTCGATGCGATCAAAGTGATGCTGTTTTAGCGCGGCTCATGGCCCCTTCGGGGACGCCAAATTCTTCCAAGTCTCGAAAGTGAAATGATGACCCAACTGACGGTGATGGTGCCGCCGGACGAACCGGCTGTGTCGCTTGCGTCCGCGAAAGCCTATCTAAGAATTGGCCACAGCGGTGAAGACGATCTGGTCTTAGACTTGGTCGATGCTGCAACCAAAAGGTTGGAGCAAATTGCAGGTCTGGCCCTTGTGCGCCAGACCTTGCAATTAACCTGGTTGCACTGGCCGCAGGCAATTTCAGGGCGAGGCGCCAGGTTGCCGGTCTCGCCCATTCGCAGCCTGGTCTCGGTCGATGTCCATGATGCTGACCGTGCTGAAACAGATGTGTCAGAGCGGTTTCAGATCGACTGCGGTCGATTGCGGCTTCGGCCCTGGAGCATGCTTCCGGGGCTGACTTCAGGCGAACGGGTCGTGGTGCGTTTTGAAGCCGGCTTTGGCGCGGCAGAAGAGGTTCCAGACGATCTCCAGGAAGCCGTGTTGAGATTGGTTGGCGCGATCTACCGCGCGCGGCCTGGCGACGGATCTATTGCAACCAGTGACATCGGTGTGCCGGCCGAGGTGCAGGCTATTTTGAATGCGCGAAAAGAGGTTCGGCTATGAGCGCCGATGGCTTTTTCGCGTCGAGCGCGTCGGAGCTCGTCGAGGCGATTCTGGAGGGTTTGCGCAGTGACGAATCTTTGGAACCCACCTTCGGAACGCCCATTCGTCTGTATGATGATGAAACGCGCAGACCCCATTATCCGTATGCGGTGCTTGAGCGTCATGAGACGTCCGATACCAGCGCCTCCGAGACATCGAGTTTTGAACATCAATTTCAATTCGCCACCTTCTCTCGATATGGTGGCTTACGAGAAGCAAAGTCAGTGCTCGGGCAATTACGCGCCGCGATTGAGCGGTTGGATCTGAGTCTGACGCACCAGCGGGTGATCCTGATCATGTCCAATTATTGTGATGTGATGCGCACCCAAAATCAGACAATTTTCCGCGGCGTTTTGCGCGTCCGCATTCACACGGAGGCGATCTGACATGGCCGGTCAACGCGGACGCGATGTCCTCATCAAGATCTCAGATGGCAACATTCCTGAAGCCTTTGAAACGCTCGCCGGAATCCGCAGCACGGAGATTGAGCTGAATGCGGGCTCCGTCGATGCTACCGCAGCCGATAGCCCGGAAGGGTGGCGGGAATTGATCAGCGGCGCTGGGATCAAGACCGCGCGCGTTCGTGGCCAAGGCGTGTTCAAAGACGCTGCAAGTGACGAGCGCATGCGGCAAATCTTTATGTCGGGTGTCCAGTCGCGCTGGCAATTGGTCATCCCCGGAATGGGCGTCCTGACCGCCGCTTTTCACATTCGCGAATTGAAGTGGACAGGAGCCTATGACGTGGAAATGGGGTTTGCGGTGGACCTGGAAAGTGCCGGACTGCTGACCTTTGAGGCGTTGTCATGAACGCCCCGCGCGGTGAAACAGAGATCGATATTGATGGCGTGTCGTACAGATTGTGTTTGACGCTGGGCGGACTTGCCGAGCTGGAATCGGCGTTCGCGTGCGCCTCGCTTTCTGAACTTGTCGCGCGTTTGAAGCGCCTCTCAGCGTTAGAGATGCGATGCGTGCTTCGGATCCTGCTTGCAGAGGACCTTGAGGAGGAGCGCCTCAGCGCTGTGCCGCCTGGCATTGCCGCGCGCGCAATTGGTGAGGCGTTTCGTGCTGCCTTGGGCTGAGATGTTTCGCAGCGCGCTTTCAGTCGGGCTCAGCCCCAGCGCATTCTGGGCGCTGTCATTGAAAGAGTGGCGTTGGCTCACTGCCGGAAACGGCACGCCTTTCAACCCCGAACACTTGCACGAGCTAATGAAGGAATATCCAGATGGATGAATTTGAAACCGGCCTCGATCAGGCCAGTCAGAGTCTTGCGCAATTTGTTGATGGTCCGGGGCTCTCAGCGGCGCAGGCCCTTGAAGAGGCGTTCACGCGTGCGGGTCAAAATATCGAGCAAGTTTTGAAGCAAGCGGCCCGTTCGGGAGAGCTTGATTTCCAGCGCATGACCCAAACCATTCTCGCGGACCTCGCGCGCATTTTGACTGAGGCTGTGCTGACGCAGTCTGGATTGAATCAAGTTGGGCAAACGTTCAATTTGAACATGTCATTCGGTGAAAGCGCGCCGCAGACTTCTGGTTTTGGCGCGGCGGGGTCAGTTGCCACCCTTTTGGCCGCAGCGGCGGCGCGGGGCGCGCGTTACGCATGAACGGCTTTCACGATGTCCGATTTCCGATGCGATTGGCGCTAGGTGCGATTGGCGGACCAGAGCGCCGCTCTGAGATCATCACCCTCGCCAGCGGACACGAGCTTCGAAACACCACCTGGTCGCAAGCCAGGCGTCGATGGGATGTTGGCGGGGCGATCACTGACCTTGCGCGGCTTCAGGAATTGGTCGCTTTCTTCGAAGCACGCGCCGGACGCCTGTTCGGGTTTCGCTTCCGCGATCCTTTGGATTTCTCGAGCGCCGCCCCTGGAAATACGATCAGCGAGACCGATCAGGTGTTGGGAATAGGGGATGGAACAACCCAATCGTTCCAACTTCAGAAAGTCCATGGCGAGGTTACGAGACCAATCACAAAGCCTGTAGCTGGCTCAGTTGTGCTGGCGATGGATGGCAATCCAATCGCCAGCGGCTGGTCTCTGGAAACAAGCACTGGCGAGTTAAACTTCGAGAGCCCGCCCGCCGCTGGTGTGACGGTTTCTGCCGGGTTTGAATTTGATTGTGCTGTGCGCTTTGAAAGTGACCAAATCCAAGCCGTGATTGAAGCCTTTGGCGCTGGGCGCATTGCGAGTGTTGGCCTCGTCGAAATTCACTAGAGAGACTCATTGAAACAGATATCTTCAGATCTTGAAGCGCGGCTCACCTCAGATGCGCTGACCGTGTGTTTGTGCTGGAAGCTAATCCGCCGTGATGGTTTTGAGTTACGCCTTACCGATCATGATCAACCGATCCGTGTCGACGGTGAGGTTTATGATCCAGGGGCAGCGCTTGCGGGCGGGTCGTTCACGCAAAGTCTTGGGCTGAAGCCTGGCCGCGCTGAGGCAAGCGGCGCGCTTTCCAGTGAGGCGATTGATGTGGGTGATCTGAAAGCCGGGCTGTGGAATGGCTGCCGCGTCGAAGTTTCGCGCGCGGATTGGCAGCACCCCGATCTCGGCCAAATCCATCTTTGGAGCGGGTATTTGAGCGAAATCCAAAGCGCCTCAAATGGACAGTTTGAGGCTGAACTTGTTTCGCTGAAAGCAGATTTAGAACGACCGATTGGCCGCGTGCTTCAGCGGCAATGCGATGCGCAACTCGGTGACGCGCGCTGCGGCGTAGATCCCGCGGGCAGAACATGTGATCAGACGCTTCGAACCTGCAGAGAGGTTTTTGCAAACACGGACAATTTCCGCGGGTTCCCCGATATGCCCGGGAATGACTTTATGCTCTCCGGCCCAGCGGCCAACGGAAACACCGGAGGAAAACGGTGAGCCGAGCGGCGATTGTCGCGTCGGCGCGCGCCTGGATCGGGACGCCTTACCGGCATCAAGCGAGCCGCAAGGGGGTGGGAGCGGATTGTTTAGGGCTGATCCGCGGCGTTTGGCGCGAACAATTTGGCGCTGAACCGGAAACGCCGCCGCCTTACACGCCCGATTGGGCGGAAGCTCTCAAAACGGACACGCTGCTCACAGCTGCGCGGAAGCATCTTGTAGAAATTCCGTTAGGAACCGCTCAAGCCGGGGACGTGTATCTGTTTCGGATGGGACTTGGGCATCCTGCAAAGCATTGCGCAATCGTCTCGGGCAGCGATCGGATTATCCACGCTTATTGGGGCCATGCGGTTTGCGAGACGCGTCTGGTTCCCTGGTGGCGTCGCCGCATCGCAGCGGCTTTTATGTTCCCTGAGCCGCAAGTCACAGATTGCGCACGCGCCCGTGATATAGGGTGATTGGCACTTGTTCGGCCAACTTTCTAGATGGGGGTGTGTCCGGGTGGACGAACACATGACCCAAAGAGAGATTACTATGACCAAAGCAAAAACCGCACTCGCCGCCATTGTCATCGGATTGTCAGGCGTAACCGTAGCTGCCCCCGCTTTCGCTGA